GTATTAGACCTTCTCATAATAGCTAGTATTGTCATAGGTAACGGCTGTGTTTGTCTTATAACAATCTTTGCATCATTATCATACCCTGATGGAAAAGATATTTCTTTATCACCACTAAATAATGGTACAGCTTGATCCATAGCCATACTACTATCTCTAAAAGGCAATCTGTCAAGATTAGATGTATCGGGACCTAATTCTGCACCAACTGTCTGAAAGAATCTAGCCGTAACACCATGTATTCTCTTTATCTTGCCTTGTGCAATACCATCTTCTGCACCTGCTTCCATACGCAATGTTTCTAGTGATGATGTATAACCGAAGCCAACATGAACTTTAGTTGAGCTTCTATCTAAGGTAATTGCACCACCACTCACTGTTTTGTCAGAATGTGCAGACCCATCAGCTAAAATGGTTACTGTTACACCCTCAAGATGATTTAACCCTGTGATAGATGTTGTCGCACTTCCACTGTATGTTAAGCCACTATCAACAAAAAAAGCATCTTCTACATCATCATTAAAATATAACGACTTGAGAAAAACTATATGTCTTACAGTCGCACTATTAATTGTTCTCTTTACACTAAGATAAACCTGATCTTCTGCACCACTGGGTATTGCTGTAATACTTTCTACCACACCACTACCACCTAAACTGTGCTCATGCCAACCCACTGTAGCGTTAGCTCTATCATAAGTTAATCCAATAAGTCTGCCATCACTATGAACAAACCATAATAATAACTCAGGCTCCTGTTGCCAAACCATATCAGTAAAGCCACCTCTAGCTAAATGATCTGCCAATACAGTTAAATCAACACCTAATAATCCATCTGTATCTAAATCAAAGGTTATCTCTTTTACTTTTTCAGCACCCTTTTGTATAAGTATCGTACTGTTACCTGCTCTCAATGGCTTTACAGTACCAGTACCAAAAGTTGTTTCTCTTAGAACATTAACATTAGTAGGTGTAACTGGCTCTGATCCTGCACCACCTGACAATGTAAACTCAGCACTTGTAGTCAATAACTGTAAAAATCTAGCTGGTAATAAATGTTTTATTACGTTTACTTGATCGGAAGCTATTGTAACATTAATGGCGTCATCATCATTTATCCCTGGAGTATGGTTTTCAAAGTCAGCAGACACACTGCCAAATATAGTTTGTGGCTGTTCTGTTGTACTGGCAAAATACAATCGTTCTTCATAAAAACCTATAGCTCTTGGGAAACCAGTAGTCGCACTAAAACTACCTAATGACCATAAAGTTGTTGTATTACTACTTCCCACAACACTTGCTGGTAAAAATCCTGTGCTGTTTTTAAATGTAGCTGTTACAACAGTAGCACTCGTGAATCCTGTTATCTTTACAAAACCTGAACCACTATGCTGAAACTGCCATGTTATATCACCATATACCTTTGATCCTGATAAATGAACTGGTGCTGTAGTTCCACTGCCATCTGAACCTGAATCAGTTTTCTTATAAACATTGTTACCAAATCTAACTATAGCATTTTGTGCATAGTTGGTACTAGCTGCCCACGCATCATGTTCTGCTTCTATGACTTCACGAAACCTAATCAATCTACCAACATCTGTACTGGCAAACAAACTTGCTGACGCTGTGATTGTTACTGACCCTGTGTTAGCACTTGCAAATAAAGTTGTAGTAGTAATGTTTTCATCTATATAAGGACCATCAGTAAAATCAATATCTGTCAATGTCCATGATGTATGACTGGTTCTTGTCAACTTTGCAGGGTCATGGCTTTGATGAGCAAGAAACAAAACATCTGCTGATTGTGCAAAGTTAATGCTAGATAACTGGCTTGTTGTGTAAGTCGTTGTTATCTCTACTATTTTACCAACTGTTCCTGCACTTCCATAAGTTGTAAACGCTGAACTGTTTACACCACTTAACTGAAATGTATTTGTTGTTTTTCCTGCAACTGTAAACTCTCTGTTATTTACCTCTGTCATACCAACAACACCACTTATAAAAACTCTATCTCCATCATTCAGTCCATGTGAGTTAGACGTTACTACTGCTGGGTTTGCTTTTGTTATTGCAGATATTGCTGTGGTTGCTTCTGTAACTAAGCCACCATCTTTGAATACTCGTATGTAATTATTTCCAAACTCTAATACATAGGCTTGTGTATCACTAAATTCAAAGTTAATTAATCTTACCTGACCACCATCTTTTGTAGTTCCTGCGTAATATGTTCCAGGTCTACGAGTAACACCACCTTGAGGAAACACAATCATGTTTTCTAGTTCTTTTACAGCTTCATTATATTTCTGTAAATCAATCCTGCCTTCAAGTCGTGGGGAAATCTCACCTGCTCTGAAATTGGTGATAATAGACGATACTCTAGCCATATTAGAACCTTGCGTTAGTGTAAGTATCTGCCTGTAATTGTTCTGGATAACCCTCTAGTGCATCCATACTTCTAGCTTCACTAAGCCTTGCCTGATATAATGAATACATAGATTGTGCTAGAGCATTACTACCAGTTATGGCATAAGCTGTTTCTGACGCTAATTTATGTGCAATCGTACTACTTAGTAGTGCATCAAACTGCTCTGTATCTGTTACTCTACTTATATAGATAATAGAACAGCTACCCTCATTCGATAATACTTTTCTACCCTCTATCTTAAACATCACATTACTATCATAAGCTGCAATGTCATTATTTACGTTAGAGTTCCAAAAAGATACAACTCTTAAACAATAAGGATCTGTTGGTAATGTAAATTGACTAGAGAATCCAAATGCAGGTGCGTCACTATCTTTTGCTAATGCTGCCCTTGTTATTGCTACGTTCCAAGTATGTGCTCTGAGAACGGCATCTCTTACTGTTTCAAATCTTCTGTTACAAAGTCGTGCTTCTTTAGAGTTTTCTGTCAATGCAGTAATAGTTGCTGCACCAAGTAAATCCATAGCTTCATTACAAATATCTACAACTGACGGCATTTAAAACTCCTAAAGGTAAGGAGCAGATTAACTGCTCCCTACATTTTTTTTAGTTAACAACATAGTGTATGATAAATGACATATCACCTGCTGTACCACCTGTTGCATTAAAAGTCGCTGCAACGTAATAGTAACCACCTGGATCAACTGAAGCACCAGCATTTTCCCATAACTGAGTACCAATAGTGTTTATATTGGCTGCTTCTGTTCTGAGATCTGCAACTGCTGTAGTTCCATCAGCAACAGAACTAGCATATAAATCTTCGTCTACAACTGTTCCATTTGTCTGATATAGACCCACATTAAATGTGCAAGAACCACCAAGGGCATCTGCTGCAACACTTAAAGCTGTGATTGATGCGTTACTAGGAATTGGTGCAAGCATAACAATATCATTGTCTGTACTATCACCAGCAGCTAGTGCGACTGTACCCTGAGCAACACGCAAAACGCCATGTAGCTCGTGAGCATTACTTGCAACTTGAGGAGTAGCTTCAAAGTTTGCTACAAGAGTTGTGTTTTTAGTAGTCATTGTTCACTCTCCCTTAAGCTGATTCATCACAATCGATTTGCACAATCTTGGATTCTTCCATGCGTGTGGCTCCAACACTCATGCAATAATAAACCTGAGTAGCATAACCTTTGTCTGCTCTCTCGTCTATTCTTGCTGATACGTCTTTACCTATGCCTAGAGCAATCCCATCCTCTGCCCATGCGAAACATGAACGGATGTTTGATGCAAGCGATAGTCTGTTTGTTACAATAAATTTAAAACCCATGAATGTATCAACTTCACCCTGAACAAGAGCCTTGACTGTATTAAAGTCAGAACTTGTTACTGATGTAGTGTTTAACAGAGCTTCAATCTGATTAGGACCAACTGCAATATATCTTGGTATTGATGGGTCAACGTCAGCTAAATCTAAAATCTTTTTAGCTTGAATTAACTTAGCAACAGACATATCTGCACTACCATTTGCAATCTGATTAGCAGCAGCAAAAGATGTAGAGGTTGAACCTGTTTCGCCTGTAAAAGCTGTTCCAAGTGCAGCAGAAATGATAACGTCATCCATTGCTCTACCCATTGCAGCAGCAGCAGCCATTGCATAAGAAGATGTTGGATCGATTAACATTCTGACTTTATCTTGGTCATCAATTAAATCGGCATACTCATAATCAGCTAAACTCACTCTACGCCTTGCGTGTGGTGTGTCTATCTGTGGAGTGTCGGCATGACGGCTGGTACGCAACTGTGCAGTAGCAACGCCTACCTGATCGAAAAAAGCATTTTTCCCTGTAATATTCTCTACACGAACTGTGTC